CTCATCGACACCAAGAGATTCCACAAGATTGCAAATAGACTTCCCGAAATTAAATCCTGCCCTTTCATCTTTTGGATAAAACAATCGTGTACGCTGTGCAAGTGCACAGTTCAATGAAGCCAACGAATTATTTTGGGCACTCTGAACAGTTTCCTTCACAGTTGACTCCTTTACATATATTTTTAATTAGGAATAACTTACCGGCTTCAACTTCAATTGATACACTGTTGACATCCCTTGCTTTATGTGCGAAACGAATTTTGTACCAAAACAATTCAGCACGGGTTTGTAAGTATCCCTCTTCCATTTGAATTTCTTTTCTTTTCTTTTCAATGACAGTACATGATGCCCTCATACTATTCCATTCTTCAGCCTCATTGTCGGAAAGTTCACCGATCTTAATATTCTCTTTTCCACTGTCGCTCCCTATTGACCTGAGTTTGTTCATTAAATCATTAACCATACCTTCGAGCAATCCATCGAACTCATTCATATACAACTCCTTTTATATGATAAATTTGTAAAAGCCCAACCAACTCATCTGAGTCTATTACCGAAATTAGAAAATCCTTCGGTGTTCGAAAAAGAGCGATCGGGCTCAGGTAAAATTACCGTTTTTCCCTTTTCGGTGACTGCACCGGAGGGGCTTTCTTTTCGATACAATCTTCAAGGCCGAGCTCGGCGAGTAGCTCCTTCTCCTCATCGTTGAGGTCGTCCTCGTCATACGTCCAGTCAGCGATTTCGAGTTCCATATCCTCGATAACGTCTGTGCTACGTTTCTTCCCCTTCATTTCTTTGGCCAAATCCTGACGGCCGATGAAATTTGTGAGCTTCGTTTTTAATACCGTATCTTCGGCCTGTACTTCTTCTTTTTTTGAAGCAACAGGTTTGACTTCTGCACCATCGGTTGAAACAGTGTTATCAACTTCATAACACTCGACAACTGTGACATTTGTGAATCCATCTTCGCCTTCACCCGAATACGCGACCTTAAGTTTACAGTCGTACGCATATTTCGACGCGAATGATCCGATGAGAGGTTCGAGATCGGCAGGATCTGCCGGGCATGCTTCACCGGTAACTGTTTTGACGTACTGACGAATTTTTCCTGTACCGAATTCGGAACTTCCGTACATCATATTGTCGACTATCATTTTTCCTTTGAATTCACCTTCAATGACGATATGCTCACGCGTAACCATGAGATTACCGTTTTTCGAAAGACGGAACTCGGCAAGATTGAGTCGTGCAATATAAGTGCCGGCAGGAACTTTGTCAAAACTTGAATTCTCATACTGCTCACCAGCGTCGTATGTTTCACGACCTTTTCTCAACAACTCTGCGAAATTCGAACTTTGTGCAGGTGTTGCACTTCGTACTGCTCGTTCTTTAGTCATAGATACTCCTTTATAAATAAAAGTATAATGATGGCTTTAGGCGCCACCGTTGCCTAACTTCTTGGTTTTCTACTAACTCTGGGAAGACCTCCATCTACTGAACTTGTCTTTACCGTAGTTTGCGGTTTCACGAGTTTATTGTAAAATGCATCATTGTACCTTTTGTATGCTGATTTCTCAGGAATAGACTCATCGGTAAAATCAAAAGGTATAGACTTAATACGTGAACCATCAGTATACAAAAAATTCTGAGAGGTTCGTGTACCAGCTTCAACAGTGTTATCTCCACGTATGACTAACTCGCGCTCCCCTCGTTCATCGTACTGTATATGCACGATAATATCAGCAAAAGCATTGTAGAATTTTGTTGCTTGACCGCCAAGTTGAACAGTTAATTTCTCGTACTCAACTCCCTGACGAGTCTTCAGAGTTTTCATCTCCGTATGAGCGGTAACCCCAAGACCAAATCCTGCATTAAGTATCTTCATTTGTTCTGTACGAAACTCCCTTTCGATAAACTTCCACGCCGTTCCCCAAGCTTCATCTCTTGGAGAAGTCAGGTTCATCGATCGAAGGCAGAAGTCATAGCACCACTCATACGCCATATACCCTGTATCTATTATTACCGTTCTGCAATAATCAGGTTCAGATTCGAGAAGGTACACAATCTTTTTGAAATCTTCCCAAGAGCTGATATTCACCTTCTTACTTGAAATACTAATCCCTCCAGGTTCACAAAATATGAAGAACGGATCTTCGAACTCTTTGAACAAGCTCGATTTTCCTATCTTTCTATCACCAGAGACAAGATGGATAAATTTACTTATATCAGTTTCAATTTCTCCATTTGCCCTCGGAAGTTCTAATCTTGATACAATACCACGTTGAACTGGTTCAGCAACGTGGCCTCCTCGTTTTGTTCTTGAAACTAACGGCATATCCATCTCCTAATTCTTTGAAAAGTGTATCAGCTTGAGCATATCCAGCTATTGATTCAGATGAACAAGCTTCGAGAAATTGGCAAGCTGAAAAGTCAAGACACCTTGTCGAATTTCTGTATACTTCATTATTGTCTATCGAATACCTGATCTGTTTCATTATAACACCAAGTTCTTTTTTGAATTTGGCCTTATCCTCTTCAGTGTACGATATAATATACCTTTTGAAATAATGACTCGGATTTTTTCTTATATCACCTTTCAGCTTTTTTCTATAATCATCAAAATCATCTTGAGTTATTTTTGCTCTCGTCTCCGGCCTCCTTATGACATTATGATACGACCCATTTATTTTGATCTTGTCGGCTGCTTCAACACCCATTGTATATATCTGGTGTTGAAAGTCAAATGACAACATTTTAGGCATAGCATTTTCATTTATTCTTGAACTGGTTTTATGATCAAGTGTGTAATTAAACCCGTCGAATTGAAGGCCAAGGTCAATCTTCATTCTATATTTAATTCCGTCGATTACTACTACAACTGGCCTCTCGACAAATAACACTTTCGATTTTTTGAAATCATTTTTGTATTGCTTCACATACTCTTCGATAAGAACCTCTACTATTAAGGCGTCAATCTGCACTTCCAACGACGACTTACCACTGATATCATTATCTTCACTATTTATAAATAAATCGAGCCAAACCGAAACAGTTCCGTTGTCAGGAGTTTCCCCAGTTACCTTATACCAATTGTATACCTTTTCAATTATATGATGAAACATAGTCCCGAAACTTGTTGTACGATTATCACCACCTGGTAGATACCACCTCTTTGCCTTAAATAAAAATTTTGCCGGACAAGTAAGGTATGTTTTGATCATAGACTGAGTAATCCCGATTTCTTCAAGATTATACTCTTTATCAAATTCTACACCACAGAACATACTGCCTCCTTAAGTGATCTTATTGTATGGAAGTAATAAGGACTCGCCTTGTTCCCGGTCCTCAATATAAACGATGGATGTAGTATTGTTTTGCAAGGTTTTAGCAATTTCTTGTAGTAAACTTCAGCTTCTTTACCAACAAGTATTGTAATTTTTGGCCTAACAGCTTCATATATTTTCATTATGTTAGGCATACAAGCAAACACCTCATCCTCTTCAGGCTCTCTGTTTTTTCCACCGAGTTTATCAGTAGGATGACAAAGAACAATATTTGAAATATAATATGTAAACTTAATCTTTGTTTCAGTTATAAATGTATCAAGTAATTTACCACTAACACCATAGAATGGAATACCAGTCACGTCTTCAGAATTGCCTGGACCTTCACCTAAGAATAAAACATCCGCTGGGAGAGATCCTTTACCAATGCAGATTCTATGCCGCGTTTTCGCCAAGCCGCACCTTGCGCACTCTATTCGCAAATTCCTCATTTAAATGAGACCTTTAAATTGATCCAAGGTGCAATCTTCAACCCGTTTGTCATCTCGCATTCTATTGAATGCAGGATGCCGGAGTTTCCCTGACTTGAAAACCTTCTTTCCTGTAAACTGTGCAACTCCCCCCTCATAGTACCCTGGATGCGCGTACATATCGGCTTTCATGTTGTCATCGAACCCAGATGATGTACCAATACTCTCAACCTTACCAGTTTCTTTATTGTATAGACCTATTCTAACCTGATTACAGGCCCAGCCTGAAAGCGTACTGGCCCCACTTCTAATACATTCCATAATCACGTAGTCGCCAGTGTACTCTTTTTTGTACCTGAAGAAAGAACCATCGGTAAGATCTTTAAGAACGTACCCTTCGTGTCCAGCTGCGATCGCATCAAAGTTATTCACAATGAACATCGGGCTGTAGTTGTTTATAGCAACGAACCTTGACGATAGACTCTTCGGGATCGACTTTTTATTAGTCGACCAGAACACCACCCTGTCCCTATACGGACTATCGTTTGCCCACTGTGTACCAAATATGTACTCCCCTATGACAATCATATCAGATGGTGTACTAATGAGTTGAGATCTGAACAAACCGTCTTTCGTGAACAGACCGCTCGGTGTAACTGCACACCACCAACCGTCATACTTAAGCTGAACAACTTCATTAGATTTTGCTGCTCTACAATGTCTAATGAAATCGTCCTTACCAAGCGACATGTAATTTGTCTCGTCAGCAAGGGTACCACTATGAATTTTTGTAATGAGATCACTACAGGGCTGATCGAGTAATGTAAATTTCATATAAACTCCAATTTATTTTGGCCAGATATTTGTAAAGAAATGATAGACATCTTCCGCTGCATGACTAAACTTACGATCGTGATACCATGAAATAAACTCTTCGTAAGTTTTAACCTGACTTTTAAGTGCCTCTTCCCATATTTCACCACCGCACACTTCGCAACAAAACTCGTTCTCTTCCATAATCGATTGTATTGTTTTTGGCATATAACCTTTCAGTAAGATGGTTGCGATAATGAATCTACCCACACACATAAGTTTCACACACTACCGCAACCCTCAAACATCTCGATTTGTATCACTCCGATTTATACAGCTACCAGTTACTATCCTCTGGCAGCACGTTTCGGGGCCGATACCACAGGTGGCTCGGGTTCCGTTTCCGGAAGCGGATCGGGTTCGTCAATAACTTCGACGATGGGTTTTTTGGAAAGGCCCTTGTACTCCGATTCGAGCGCCGCAGCGTTTTTGTTCATGTAATTACGGACACCCTTCACCTTCGTGGGTGATACCCGTATCAGACCATCTGCCACGTTGACTTCATCGGCGATTTCGACATCGGTCTTGTTCCGCTTCATGAGGAGATCCGCGATGAGATCGACACGTTGCTCTTTCGTGAGTTTACCTTTCGCTGCTTTTTCGGGTTCCACTATTTCTACTGCTGCTGCTGTTGGTGCTTGCTTGACTACTCGTGCCATTGTTGGCTCCTTTTGGATGATTTGTTGTCGTACTTCACTTTCCTTAAGATAATGCAGAACCTTAAACATAGTCATTGAAAGCTTCGACTCCCTCCTTTCAAGGATCGCTTCACAATTTTGATAAAATGTATCAGTTAAGATTACCCCAAACCTGTGGGCATCATCACTTATCAATTTATATTCAATCATCAATGTAGCATTTTCAAGAGTAAGACCACCTTGGTACGGCTCTAAAAACGCTTGTACCCACCAATCGTTAATAACCGATTCAACATTGAATCTTTCCCCAGATAATGAAGAATTAAGCATTGCCATAAATGAATCATGTCTAACCATATATTCTCCATCAAATGACTTCTCTTCATATTTTGTACCGTTGGTGTGTATACCAAGTTTCTGTGCAGCTGATCTTTTATACCTCATATAAACCTTTATTTTTGATAAAATGAAGGAGAGCAGAGGTGGGAGACCCTGTCACCATTGAAGGTACTCTCCAATGAAAATTCTTCGAAATTGTTAATGTATTCACCAGCACCCACCCACTGTTCAATTACATAATATTCATTTTGACAACGCCTTAAAGTGACACGCACTCTATCAGGATCTTGTTTCCAAATTTCAGGTCTACCATAAACAGCCCACCACTGGGGAGAACCGTTAGCATTCTTGTTACGACGATGGTAGACCCGTTGATTCGGTTTCAACCTTTTGACTTCATATAGCTTAATTGGCCGCATTAATCAACGCCTGAACACTTTTTACTAATCGACTCCTTCATCATTGATTCAAGGATAATTAAATAATTTATGGTATCACCAATCTTCTCGTCCACCAAATCAGTAGTTGCCGACAATTTACCTTCGATAAGATCAAGTACCGACACAAGATGTTTAGCAAGCATCCCGGCCAGTGCTTTTTCTGGTGTTGTAACCAATATTTCAGCTGCTCTTTTGAAATTATACAAACGGTCTCCATGTGAATACTCTTTTGCTTTTCTACTTAATGTATCGCGAATAGCATTTATTCGATTCTCGAGAATTGCATCAAACTCTTTTTCATTCATACAAACCTTTCTACAATCCACATTGACAATGATAGTATTTAATATCAACCACAATTTTTTGAGTTCTTGTCCTAAACGACTCTAATTTTCTTCCACAGTCATTGCATTCATCCTCAAAGTAAACTTCAAGGATATCAGTTTTACTAACGAACTCTTTGTAAATGTCAATAGCTTTATCCTTAAATCTCGATCTCTGTGCATTATCCATCTCGACATCAAAACTTAGCACAAGGACATTCGGATAAAGCCCGTGAGCCAAATCTCCTTTATCATGCACGAACAACTTCATCGTTTCTTCCTACTAAAATGACCCAAATGGTAAAGACCTATAGCAACGGCATCAGTACAATGAGACGACCCGAAATCTTTTCCGCAAACTCTCGTCACCTTCTCTTTCGTCTCATCTTTATCAAGATTACCTTTCCACTCTTGGGCGTTTACTATATGAACTTTTATACCATGTATCAGCATAAAGGCCATATATGAACCAATCAAATATGCAAGGGTGAACGTATGCCCTTGCTTTGTCGCTATAAGCGATTTATCCATATCCTTCTTATTATTACCATAATAGTACCCTGACCATAATGCAGCACCCTCGATTACTGCTTCAGTTACTCCATGTAAATCTTCAAGAACTCTTGCAAACTCGAAGGTCATATATTTCAATTTTGATTCCTTACTTAAAGGTCGCATACTATTAGGCAAATTAATAGCGTGCACCACTGGAGAAAGCCCAGAATCTGTCCATACAGCTATTCCAGTGTTGTAACCAGGATCTATACTAAGCAGCCCATGCTGCAATTGCACTCTTGGTTTTCTCATAAATTAATTTTGCATTTCCCTTAATGTTATACTGCATAGCAAGTCTGCAATAATAATTCCTGCTGGATAATATTTCGAGTACCCATTTCCAGTCTGGACCAAATTCTTGTTCGAGAAATATATGTATCGAATACGATTCTTCAGTGTAAACCGAGTGTACTCCAGTAATAGTTGGTTTCACGAACCTAACTCGCTTTAGATATGACTCTCTACTTTCGAGAGTCAGCTCATACGTTTCAACAAACCGATAATCCTCATTGAGAACGAAAGCTGCACGAATATAATACTCATTATTGATACCCATCGCGATTGGTCTTTTCGAGACACTATAATAAACTGCAACATCAGTCTCGCAAGGTAGTATCTTGAGTTCAGGATTTTGCATTTATGACCACCTGTTTAGCATACCTGACCGTAGTCCAAAACTTTTGAAAATGGGTACTAACGGCATCAGGTGCATTATTTAACTTGTGATATGCACTCTTATACTTATCAGAATGAATAAAATCTTCAATAGCTTCAATAAGGATTTCGTGTTCAAGATCCGTAACAACAATAGTTTTCATCCCTCGACCTTTCTATAGTGTCCATCTTTGGACAGTTCGAATTTTTGTCCCAACCCTAATCCGAGTCTACCACCGTAAGATTCGAAACAAATATTACAAACGAGACCCCAAATAGGATTTCCACATATATGGACTTTTGCATCAAAAAACACTTGCCCTATTGTGGCTCCACAAATATCACAATCTTGAGGTGGCGAACCAATCCATTCTTTCATAAAACCTCCCACGGTTTATGTTATCGGTAAATCACTCCTTGTTTCAAACGTAAAAAATTCTGTGGTAGATGGTGCGCGCAGGTCCCAACTGACAAACCTACGCTCTCATCTGTAAGGACAAATTCGGCAGGTTCTTCACGTCCAAAAACTTCAAGACACTCAGCACAATCGAACCCATGGTCTACATTGTCTATAGCCCCATTTGCAGCTTCAACTGCAACCATATATCCTCCCACAATTAATGTTATCCCTTCTGCGTTTCACGGGCTTAGGACCGTCTTTGGCCGCATTAGATACATCCCCGGTCTATTGTTAATTGTCAGTTACGACACTTTACGAACAATAACGCCTACCATCTTATCTGCTCTGGCGAGAATAACGTCTGCTGTTTTAGCCGGGAACAGATAAGTCTCCCCCTCTTTCGTTGAATTTACTTTCGAACCGAACTTCTTGCAAAACCCGGAAACAAATTCCCGGTAATTCGGAGATGCTTCTTTTGTAAAAGAAACGATAATCTGGATACCTTTAGCCGTTGCAACCTTTTCATCGGCCTTAATTTCATACTGATCGAAATCCAGAATTTTTCTGGCCTTTTCCAAGGTTTCCATAGCAACAAGATCCAGGTTCTCTTCGGCCAGTTCTGTCGCATCCCTTAACGTAGAAAAACAATCGTCCCTGAAACGTCTGACGATTTCTTCAGCCGTATTTTCGGATGCAAAATTTACTAAACCGATACCGAACCCTTTAAACTGTGCAGGTTTCTTCTCGCCCGTGACTTTTGCTGTCTTTGCCATAATAATTCTCCTTTAGAAAATAGTTAGATATAAAAAATTGTTTGTTAGGTACTAAAGAGAAAACAGGTAGACAATCAACAAGCCAAAAAATACCTAAAACTGGATAGGCGGCACCTTGCAAAAAGAACAAGGTACAAACGTTACCATGTGCACGGTATAATTTGGGCGACCGGGGATGTCAAAGAACAAATAAGTATTTATTACTTACTATATCGATTCAAAAATTGTTCTAATTTCTTCTGGGAAAAATAAGCTGTAACACGGGAACCAGTTTTGCGATTTCTAACTGTAATCTGAAGTTTTCCTGTCTTTTTACTCTTTTCAATACTGAAGACGTAATTCATACTTCCTCCCACAGAAGTTAGTTGTTACTATACCTTAAGACTTTACTGTATTCTTTAGAAGTCTTTAGGCCGTTTATTCTGTTTGTTTCTACCTTCTTTTAGCCTTGTTTATACATACATACATCTAACCTACCCCATAAATATACCTTACATACACATAAAGAACAACTAAAAAAATAGACAGTCTAACATATTTTTAGCGGTTATTAGGCTAAATCTACGTAAGTTATTGTATTTTATAGACTTACAAAGACCTATAAAAACAGGCCGTTTCTCTATTATTTGTAAATTTTACAGAAATGGACAGGTTTATCTACATAAAACGCCTTAAAAACGCCTAATATACGCTACTCTGTACCTACCTACCTACCTATAGAATAGAGCCTTAAAACGCCTTAAAAACGCCTTATTTTAAACATAGAATTATTAGGTAGTATATACTGTATTATAAAGGATAAGCTTATTTTTTATCAATAGATATATAGATAGGTATACAGGGTATTTACTTTAAGGCATTCTTATGTCAAATCGGCTTTTTTACATAGGTAAATTTGAAGATAATTCTTTAAAATAAAGAAGGTTATAGACGGATGATTTCTATAACCTCCCGAAGCAGCCAACCATTCGCGGCACGAAAAATGACTGCTAAGAAGATTCAATTTCCTTAGTATCGCCATTCACTCTGGAAGAACAATAGCTTTTTAGCGATTGCATTGCCTTCGTATTGTTCTCAATAATCGAAATCAGCTTCTTCTGCAAGAACAATACATCGTAGATTAGGATAGCAGACATAACCCCCAATGCACCAAAGTTAGTCAACTCCTTCATTAAACTTTCCATTCTCATCTCCTATTAATTAAGTTGAATTACCTATCGTCTATCCTACAGAATTGATCTCCACGCACCACCTACAAATTCATACAAAGCACCAACTGCTGCCAATGGAATATTCGTTGACGGCGTAGCTCCTTTCAGGTCGTAAGAGTTAGCCCCTCCCCCAGCGGTGAGTAGCATACCACTTCCAGTACCTTCACCGGTAGCTTTAATCCCACTACCATTGCCACCAGAAGAAGTTGCAACCAAAGCATCACCGGCACTGTTTACGATATTAAGCTTTTTCAGATTCAGGGTTGCATTATTACCAGTAGTAAGTTGACCGTCTATCGATACTATGTTAGCATCAACTGTACCTGCACCACCAGCATCTGATAACGCTTTACCAGCTGTACCAGCTGTCGTATGACCCGACAGAGCTTCATCCCACACAGCATCAGCAATTGCAGATGGAGATGAACCTGCACTCGCATCTATCAACGCCTTACCTGTACTACCGGCAGTTGAATGACCGGAAGTAGCTTCGTCCCATACACCATCTGCTATTCCATCAACAGTAGGAACCGCAGCAGTTATACTGGACTTCATTGTAGCGGTAAAATCCCCATTAGTTGGTGCATTAGTCAGATTAGTAACTGTCGTTATAGTGCCGGCAGTAATGTTAGTTGGCGTTGCTAACCCATTTTGAATCTTGGTAACAGCATCTGCCTTAACGGATGCAGCATTGATAGCATCAGTAGCAATACTTGTTGAAGTTATACCATTAGCTGCAACACTTCCGACACTACCTCCTACGTTTCCGGTAACTGATCCAACTGCACCCGTAACTGACGCTGGCGTAGCAGCATTTAAAGATGCCTTCTGTAATGCACCGAAGTCTATATTACTTTGCGTAACTACATTGACACCTATTTGTGCAGACGAAGTTGATACTGCTGCACCAGCAACATCTACCATGTCAGACTTGACAAGAGCACTTACACCGGTGCCTGTATAATTCACAGGCTGAGTTGTACCCTGATTTGCATTGATCGTCGTGATACTTGTCGCAGCAACATTGTTCATATTCTTCACATTAACATCAAGGATACCCGCAGTCGCTGGAGACGAAACCGCCGTCCCGAGTATCTTGGTCAAATTAGCATCAGCGGTCGGTGTTGAAGCAGTGCACGCAGTTGTAATACTTGCTTTTTCAGTTGCATTAAAGTCAGTTGTACCGGCACTCGTTGCATTCTTTACTGACTTAATGTTATTCGAGCCATCAAATTGCAATTTATCAGTCTGAGTTTTTATGTCAGATGATTTTGCATCAAGGTTTGTACCTACTATATAACCGGCAGTCCCGGTGCCATAGGCTCCAGGTACAGCAGTTGACCAAGGATCACCAGCTGCGGCCGCACTATTAAGTTTTGCACCGGTAGTACCAGCTGTCAAATGACCTGCGATAGCCTCGTCCCATACCGCATCAGCTATAGTCGCTGGAGAAGAACCACTTGCAGCATCAGCTAAGGCTTTTCCAGATGATCCAGCCGTAGTATGCCCACCTAATTGTTCATCCCAGACAGCATCAGCTATATCAGCTACAGCTGGCACACCTCCTGATGCTGATACTACATTCACGCCTATCTGGGCAATCGACGTACTTACTGAAGCACCAACTATATCACGTAAATCAGCAGGCACTTTTCCAGCAGAGTGAGTTGTTAAAGTTATACCGTCAACCTGGACGAGATTCGATTTTACAACACCGCCCGAAACGTCAACTTGACCTGTCCCGCCACCGACAGATAGAAGCACACTCGTACCTATATCTCTTGCAGCAACAGGGGTAGTCCCACATTGAACCATGTTGACACCTAACTGAGCAATTGTAGTTGACACAGCAGACCCAGCAATGTACCTTAAATCACCAGGCATCATACCTACAGCATGAGTTGTAAGATTACTGCCGTCTATTTGTACAGTATTAGAGGCCACTACTCCAGTGTTGAGTGATACTTGACCAGTCCCGGTCCCTGGGGAGAGAAGGACACTCGCTCCAATATCTCTTCCGGTTTGGGCAGTTCCGCCGATGTTCACGGCGTTGACACCAATTTGAGCAGCCGATGTACTTACGGCAGCTCCTGCAATATCTACCATATCGGATTTCACATAAGCGGTTGCACCAGTACCAGTGTAATTGGTAGGTTGAGTGGTTCCTTGATTAGCATTGACAGTAGTTACTGAAGTAGTTGCAACATTATTAATATTCTTTACATTGACATCCGGTATTCCAGCAGTCGCAGGAGTTGCAACTGTAGTGCCATTCCATTTGGTGACATTTACAGCTTGATCGGCGGCCAACGAATACCCTGTTTTATCATTATTAATACCAACTTCAACATCACCAAGTCCACGAATAATGTAAACTGACGTATTATCGGGTGTAGTGCCCCAACCATCGGCTACTGTAGCAAGTTTTGACGCACCAACATATTGCTTAATGACTCTTGCTTGACCCGCTCCAGTTCCTCCAACTATTTGAACGATAGCCCCATCATAAAAATCATTAACTGCTGAAGTCCCAGCCCTAAGTGTGATAGTTGTTCCTGCTCCTGTTTGTGCTGTACCCGAATCGCAAAGAGCCATATTTTGACCCATCGTTCCGTCAGCAACAAAACTCGATCGAGCCGCACCCCAAACACCAGCAGCTATTTCAGTTACTGCATCGGCAGCTAATTCACTTGCACCAATCGCATCCGCAGCTATAGCAGTAGCATCTATCGCGCCAGCAGCAAACTTAGCACTCGTGATAGCTCCGGTTGCAATCGAAGTTGCTGTAATAGTATTAGCACCAAGTGTGCTGATCGTCGGAGTTGAAGCTGTACAAGCGGTAGTAACTGAAGTCTTCATCGTTGCAGTTAGATCGCCATTTGTAGGAGCATTCGTTAAATTAGTAACTGTGGTAATTACTCCAGCAGTGATATTTGTTGGGGTTGCAAGCCCATTTTGGATCTTAGTTACTGCATCTGCTTTAACCGAAGCTGCATTAATTGCATCAGTTGCTATTGAAGTGGCTGTTATTCCATTTGCCGCAATAGATCCAACTGCACCTGTGACACTACCTACTGCACCAGTAACCGACGCTGGAGTGGCCGCGTTTAATGAGGTTTTCTGGAGTGCACCAAAATCAATATTGGCCCGAGTCACTACGTTGACTCCAAGCTGAGCACTTGCAGTATTAACTGCTGCACCAGCGATATTAACCAGATTGACTCCAAGCTGAGCAGTCGATGTCGAAACAGCAGCATTCGCGATATTCTTCAAGTTTACATCAAGAATACCAGCTGTTGCTGGAGTCGATACAGCCGTTCCAAGAATCTGAGTTGCATTGGCTTTGACTACACCCGATGTGACGTCTAACTGACCAGTACCCGTACCACTGGAGAGAAGAACACTTGCACCAACGTCTCTTCCAGTGAGCACCGTACCAGCGAGATGACTGATATTAGCCCTTCCAAGAGAGAATCTTGCAACCACAGTTCCGACAACCGATACTGCATTTACTGTTCCAGTGGTCACTACAACTGAAAAGTCATTTCCAGTAGCGTAGAAGGTGCCATCTGCTGACGTGTCTACCACCACATGGTGCATTCCAGTTCTTGCATCATAATCGACCGTTAGTGTCACACCTGATGTACTTTCAGTAGTTGAGTTTTTATAAACTGAAATAACAGGAGTGCCAGCCAATGTTATAGGTGTCCCGTCCGCCTGATGAGTATTAAAGTCAAAAGACAGAGTTGTCCCTATTGCTCTATCACCTAAGTTTACCATAGATCATCCTTTCTATCCAACTAAAACAGATTTACCAACAAGAACCGAATCACCAACAAGTGCTGAGTCATTGCCAATAAGACCATCACCACTTGCTGCTGCCGCTGCCATTTTATAGAAAGCCGATACCTCTACCCAGTCATCCGCAGTTGTACAGTTATAGCCCGATGCTTTTGCACCAGATGAATTGTATATAATGTGGGCTAAAACAGTCCTATCGCTACCACCATTAACACCAAGTTGCACATCTATAGTTTGGCTATTAGAAGCGGTTAGGTCCACACCAGCTCCAGCTTTGTGGTATAGACCATCTATTCTAAGGCCATCCGCAGTGGTCGTAGTGATTGACACTGTTGGTTGTGATGGAGTTGCACCTCCTGCACCGCCAGTCACTTCAGGTTGACCTGATGTTGATAAACCGCTTGCACAAATAGCCATTGCAGCCCAGCAAGTGCAGGCACCACTCAGTGTCACTACAACATTCTTTGATCCGGTCGATGCACTTTGCAATCGAAAAATGTACGATCGAATGTCCTGAGTATTACCACCTGGTTGTTGCAACTGCATCTTATCTGATGTCATACTCGTACCATCGAAAGTTACACCTGAACAGGTACGCCCATCAGTCCTTAAAAAACGCATAGAAACACAAACAAAAACATCAGTTTTATTATTATTCAGTGCAAACGTAGCAGTTGTTTCAGTGGTCTTCACTCCACTATTTGCAGTATTACCAACCGAGACAGCCATAATAACTCCTTAAATTGTAATCATCGACTTCAGAATCTCAATGAAATAAATTGGAGACGAATTACCAGTTTTTGTTTGATTGTTATATGCTTCATCCATATTAAGCAATGCAACACCAAAAGACCTGATATAGTTCACGGAAACCTGAGTGAACCCCATGTCTAACAGGTCTTGGTCAACTAAGGTCTGCAAAAAATTGTAAAATTCTTTGTATCTTTTCATACTCTTCGAGATATCATTAGCGATATCTTTAGTGACTGAAACTACTTCCTGCATAGTTACCGGATTAAGTTGGCTTAGCATGGATTCCACCTTCCATTTTAGAGTTAAACAAAAGCAACGATACTGCCTTCTACTGGTGTAAATGATAACCACGATGATCCGTGATACTGATAAACATTATCTTTGACCCACCCATTTGCTGTAGCTGACGCAATATACCTATCACCTTCTGTTGGTGAACCTGGCAAACTCGAAGTTGGATCAAAAAATCCAATTACAGCGTCGATCCAATATTTACTTGCAATATTTGAATATTTTGCTTTCTTTTTCACATTAGTTGCATCAGCATCCTCAATTAGAAATTCATCATTTGGATACACCGTAGTTTTCTCGGTTAGAGCATTTATCTCCGCTGGAAGAGAGGTTATCAATGTCCCGTCAGCTAATTTAGAATTGACATTTGCAATCGAATCCGCAATATGCTTAGACCCACCAAAATAATGTGGATCGTCAACAGTGACATTTGCAGTTTTTGTACTTCCATTAGCAGTTGTAACTTTCCATCCAGTATGATCATCATATTGCAGTGTATCATTTGAGTCGAGAGCAACTTTTACTATCTGATAATTAGTTGAACTCACCTTTAATGAGATTGTCACAGAAGAAATAACCGTATCTTTATTAAAGACACTTATTCTTTTTATCTGCCTTTCAGTTGCAGCCACTGGAGGAGAAGTAATTTCTACCTCGGCCGCACCAGTAGATAATTCTTCATACTCATTACCAGGTATGAATGTAGTAGTTGTGTGGTCTGCGAAGTCGACTGTAACTTGCAGATTAGAAGTCGTTACCGTAACGTCTATTTCTGCAACTAACGATTTTGATGTTGTATCAAGTAACATAGGTTCTCCTAACCAAGGAAAATTCTGGACATAATTTGTTGATGTGTAAGACCTGCACCGGTCGATACTATAACTTTTTCACCAGGGTCGCCAGTTACTACAAAACCATCACCAAGGGTTAGAGGTTCATACTCTTTTCCTCCAGTGGTGGACGTTTTGATAAGTAGAGTACCTTCTGCTGGAATTGGATCTTGCAGAATAACTCTGTTTGCAAGTTCTTTTGTTACTGTCGTTTCAACCATAATTTACCTTTGCCAGCAATCAATTTTTAATTGTCCGAGACTGTTCTGTTCGACTGCTGTTTTCCACAAACTTGTCAACCTAATTATGCTGTACCCATCAACTGTAAAATCTGTACCAAGAATTAATTCACCAGCATTAGATTGACCATCAGTCCACATTGCTCTTACTCTTGAAGTGTTAGTAAACGGAGTGACTCTCATATTTGATACATACGAATAAGCATTGAACGTGACTGTTTCGTACGACACTGGGAGAACCCTTTGTGGAACCTCCCCAAGCCATCCTGGAGTTTTCGAATAATTGGAATCGAACAGGTCTTCAAACGCCTGCACAAGTGACAATCTTATATTCATATCATTTATGTCACCGAAATCTATATTAGTGACTCTAAAATTACCATAAAGACTGTATTCATCACTATAAATATTGATCAGATCCCCTGGCCTCAGGTCGTAGTGTTGCCTATTTACTGTACATTCAACAAATACCCTTGGAAAACTAAATCTTTGCATTATTTCATTTAATCGACAAAAAGCAATTTCAGACCTAATGAACATAGTCAGGTCAATTTTCTTTTTGTTGATAAATCCATCAGCCATTAAAATTGCTGCTTCATTCTTAATCGTAATAACTTTCTTTTCGTAATTGAATGTACTATCAATAAACTCACCAATGAAAACATTTGGTACATCTCTCCAAGTTTCTCTCGTAATCATTAGTGAATTAAATTCAGAATCAGTTATTGACCCTTTATTTATCGCATCTCTATCATACAAATTTGCAAGATAGAATGTATCATTAAATGAATAAAGAAAAACATCAGTAGCATCCCTTATATCGTCAAGGATTTGCCTAACTGAGACAGGTTCTATGATTGCAAAATTAATTCCATACAGTCTTCCAGCGGCTTCAGCCTCGGGTGTACCAAAAGAATCACCAACTGCATTGAACGATACGAGATCAATTTTTGAAGGATCTATCCCCATCATAAATTGAGAGTCGGTTAGAATATCATAAATCACAGCAGCTGGATTATTTCCAATATACTCATCGAAAAATTCAATTGCTGAATAATTGATAGGAAGAGGTTCCAGATTTCTCTTTACAATAAATTCGACTTTAGGCATAGTACCACCTGAAGTCGCAGGTATCCGGGAATCATATTCAAATGGTAATCCACCAACTGTATGAATTGATTTATCAAAGAACATGTGGGCTATACCCTTCATCTTGACAGGATATAGCAATTCATTCTTTAATGGTTCAGGAATATAATCGGAAGTACCATCATTAAATTGAGAAAACACCCACTGGGGAAAATGGGTAGATGGATCCGATAAATCAGAATACATATACTTGTCATTTATTAAAACTTGAGGAACAGACTGATCAGGATCATCAAAGTAAACTTGTCCTTTGCATATCAATAACCACGCGTACTCTGCCATATAGCACGTATCAACAAGCGAATAAATCTCAGTTTTCTCATTTCTCTTTGTTATTGCCGTCTCCATCTTAAGATATACGTACCTACCTTTTACTTTTACTTTGCCATAGGTAACTGGGACAGGCAATCCTTCAACATTAGTCGGATATGACGGTTTAGTTGCTCTATACAAGTCGTTGATCTGCACACCAACCACATTAGTAGACCCACCACTATTCCCTAATCCTAAAAATCCAAATGTACTTATCATCATAGCCTCACAGTAGTTATGGAATTTTCAGAAGGATCTTTTAATGGTACGTATGGCATACCAACAAAGTTAATAAGATTCTGATAAAATACTGCACAATATTCAACATCTTTTCTGCAACCGAAATAAACAGTAACTTGATCCCCATTAACTGCATTAGTAAATGGCCGTACTAATGTAATGGAGTCGTCAATATTAGAACATGCGGTTATAAATGAAATCTCCCCTGTTTTATCCAATGTACATTTTCCTGCTGGTAAATAAAATTGAATAGGCCCAAACTCACTGCTTATTAACTTCCTGCCACCATCTTCGACAGTTACAATCGCCACCCTTTTTACTGAATCAGGTTTTATCCCACATACACTATCAGTGAACGTATTATTGCACAAAGCTTGAACATTTACTTTAGGAACAACCCGATTTGTTTCAAGCATTATTGAATCAAAATCAAGTGTGCATAACCCTTGTTCAAATCTTGGAATACGGGCATATCCGACAAAGATATTTTCTGCAATATCAGGTTCAGTTGAAAAGTACCTATTTACAATGACCTTAATTTGGAGGATTCCGACATCAGGCATTATTGATCTTGCGATTACATTAGTTGCGGGAATAACAATCGTACATCTTGGTGTTTCGTGTTCAGAATTGTTTGAATGACCTGATCTATTTATCACTTCAGGTGTATATTTGATAGTATTTGCGATAACCGGATCAGAATTTGAAGTGAAATAATAAACAGTTTCACCTATATGAAAATCGTATGTTTCAACGAATCTATGTTCAAGTGATCGTTCAGAATTATCAATAGTCATTTTAAGAACTCCAAGATTCTGAAGGCAATTCTTTAAATGTAAGTATCAACTCACTTAGAGCGGTTGATATGTGATTTAATTCTACGGTATCTTGATTGAATCTGCAAAGAATAAGTTTTCCAAATACATCAATATCAGTTACAGCAATATTTCGATCTATACTTTCAGTAGAGATCATTACCAAATACCCATCAACGAGATGATCCGTTTCAAAATGATCTATACGACGAGTTATAAGATCGCCATTATTCAATCGTATAAAAAATCTTTCGTATCCACGTTGTATATTTTGAAACTCATTTGGATATATGTGAAACTCACTACTACCATTCAAAATATTCGAGTACAATTTGAAATCTGAATAAAAAATAGGCAACCAAAATTTTTCAAGTCTCCCATATCTACTACAAAAGAAATCGAGAAGATCAAATTCAGTTTGTTTATCAATATTAAAAAATCTATACTCAACTATATACGGGAGCTCACTGGTCAAGTTTCTTATAGCTATGAGGCCATTACCTCTCTGAATGATATCCCTCCCAAAAAGAAATGTCCTTCCAGGGAGATTGGACCAATCCGGCTTCAATGTGAAAATATCGGATGTCGATCCTAATCCAAGACGTGAATCTCCCATGATCTTCTCTCCCTAAAAGTAAAATTAAATGTACTAAGCCCATGTGAGTCGTGCATTTCCTGATAAGATTCAAGATAACATGCCAACGTTGGATAGAACATTGTAGTTTCCGCCATAAAATGTTCAGGTAGACCACCATAAAATTCAACAGTTGTCAGCCCAACACTTTTTATATTTGCAACCATCGTATCGATAATACCATTTATATCCCTTATTACAATACCACCTGGCGGTTTGCCATTTTGGTTTGCTACTTGAAGATTGTACAAGCAAGTAATCTCTGCACTTGTTATTGTGTCAAGCCCAAATAGATCACCAACTTCAACGCACCTGAACGGTTCAGTATATATTGGTATAACTATATCCTGCTGAATCAAATGTATTAAAGTATTGATAATCCTTGATGATTCCAGGCTATCTTCAAAAACTGAAATCATAATTTCTCTATAAGGATAGGTTCGTAAACCAGACCTCTGCTCAGCATAACTTTTTGAAGTGAATACGTTCGTCTCAAAACTGTATCGTACGACAAGACCGTTTACCCAGTTAGGAAAAAATCCAAAATCCATTACCGCTGGAGGAGAATATCCTTCATCCTTATAAATCGGCGAATCACCGAAAGAATAATTTGAACCATAGATACTCATTCTACATCCTCAATTCTCACCTTGCCCGGCAAATAACCAAATTTGAAACCTCGATCATTGCAAGATTTCATTACTGATTCACAAGTATGTCCGATAAATACCATACCACGAAATATATCAGACCTTATCACGAATGCCCAAATTAGTACATGAGTGTCTTTCATTTTTCTTGGAATCGCAATAGCCCCATAAGTTTGTTCATTGTCAAGAAATTTAATACATTCAGAATAATTATCACTAAACAGATGAGCGATTGTTCTATCCTGCATTGCAAAGTATAATTCATTCTCATACAGTTGCGCATAACTCACAGCCAGATTTCTACTATTGCATTGGCAGACTATCGCTCTCGTTTTATCAGCAGGAGTTTTGCTCTCTACTACTCCAGCGGTCGAGCATGAACGAATGAACATAGGTTCGGTTTGCATACCTATCGTATGCACTACCCTCATTGGTATGATCTGACCTGTAGCAACTGGAATAAATAGAATCATAATGGTATCCCAAAAAAAGGAAATACTCCTGTAACAATTTTTATACCAGTAGGAGTCCAGTTCTCGTCAAGACTATTGAAATCAACACTTATCACATTAATTCCTGTGCCGCTTCGTGTCAGAGCCCCATATCCTGTTACACTTGTAAAACAACTTGCTAAACCAAGGCATTCATTAGCATCATAGTCAAGATTAAAAGGTAACGTAAACCTGGTATTAATTGAATCGGAAGTACCATTAATAGACACTCTGCATAAATACATATTCCCCAATATATTCCTATATTTTATCTTTTTATATGGGGTGCCACTCCACCCAGTAAGAGTTGAAGATGATGAGTAGTCAACCCAAGGATGTGACGTTGATCTTGAAACTATAGTGCCGTCACCTAATACCTTTAATGCCAACGTATACTCGTTTGTTAATTTGAGCATAACCTCGTCATTATCAAGTACAGCCCCAGACTTCCTTGCATTGATAATCATCGCACTATCGTCAACATTTAGAGAATTAACGAAAGCATCGACAACCACCGCTGGGGTAGACTCACAAACATAGTCCGCACTTTCCCCGGATATGGTAATCCCACCATCTTTAGGAACCAGAGGATCACCAACTACAACTGCATTCGATTTAATAGATCCTATAACTTTATTAGGATCGAGAGTCAGACCTTGACACAATAAATTAATCCAAGGTGCTAAATTGGCTGGCGGATTTCCTACCACTACCGTGCCATCAGTATCGACAGTTACGATAGTATTATTGTCAGTTACGATAGTGACCGATCCATCCGAATTTGCCTTTACTGTTGAAATTCCCGTTATATCTCCATATATAGTTTGGTGTTTATGACCGAGAGTATCCTTTGCATCTTGAATAGAATCGCCAACCAACGTGTCGATAACTTCCTCATGATGTGCTGATTCAACTGCACCCCAAGGTGTTGGATCTCCAGGTACAACATAAGTAAACCCTTTTTTGGTCGCCATATCTACCTCGTTAATTTGGTTATCTTGTATCTTTCGACACCAACAGCATTAACTATAGCACGTCTACCTCTGGTAGAAGCCATGTATCTGTCAAGCTGCCTTTCATCCGTAACATTGACAATAGTTATATCGCCATTACTCGAAACCAATCCGCCCGAAGCCGCTCTTGATGAATTTGCAATTGTGGTCTGTGCTGCATACCCTTGTAATGATGGCGCAGGTATCATACCACGATTCAGTGCTTCAATAGTATGCGTCCCGTATTTATCAACAGCACTTTTCTTCAGAATGTACTCTCCACCTTCAGCATTTATTATGACCCCACCAGCTGAATGTGACTGCCCAAAAATCGGACCGCCATCACCCATTGAATTTACACCAGCCTTCAATGTTTCAAATAATGCACCGATCATCATTGCCTTACCAAGTGCATTCGCCGCCGCCACTGGAGCGAGAGGGCCAGCAATTGCTATATCAACAAGACTGCTAACTGCAGCAGCGATCATTTTCTTTTCGATAAAACTTAATAAATCAATAAGGATACTTTTTAATGCATCTTTCATTGCTTCGCGATTACCGTTAATCGAATCGACAAATCCTTGACCGAGTGATTCTCCAATTGATTGACCAACAGCAGCAAATTCTTCAGCATCTTGTTTAAACTTATCGATCTGCTTTTCTCTTGCTTTCGAAGTTTCTTCATTTGCACGTGCTAATTCATCGGCCATCTGCTTTTGAAGTTTTTCATCTTCTTTCCTAAAATTATCTTTGAACTCAATTTCTTTGTTATATAGAGCCTCTACATCCTCTTCATCTTTTTTCTTCCATTCAGTATAGGCATCTGACTCTGCTTTCTCTTTTTGACGCTGCCGTTCTTTCTCACGTTCCTGTTTTTCTTTCAGATCGAGCTGTTTTTGATTCAGTGCTTCTTCGGATAATTGATTCTTTAGTGCATTATCTTCACCAGCGGCGCCACCTAATTTTTTCATGATCCGATCAGCAGCAGCTTTTTGCTCTTCAACAGTTCTTTTCGGCAAACCTTTAAGTATTGAAGAAGGTGAATTTTCACCGCCGTAAGGAGTCCCGGAGCCACTCCCATCCCCTATTAATTCATTCCCAGTAGTACCACCAACATTGCCAGCGTAAGTCAGCTGCCTGAACCTTTCTTGCTTTGCATCTTCAGCTTTATTTTTTGCATAATCAATTGCCGCATAAGCTGCAAGAATACCAAGAGCAGCCACACCTATAGGGTTGGAGGCCATAGCTGCTGACAAGCCCTTCATTGACCACTCAAGTGCAGTTACCGCTTTAGCCATATCATATATTTTAGTCGCAGCGAAATATGTAATAAGCACCGTCCCGAATTTAACAGCAAGTGGGATTATCGTATCAAGATTATCTATGAATTTTTCAGCAATGGGCATAGCATCATCACGTAATGCCTGAACTATTTTCTGGAACACTGGGAGGAGCTTCTTACCAAGTACCGATTTCATTTCTTCGATTTGATGCAGCACTATTATCAACGGGCCTTCACCAAGTTTGCCCATCTCTTTTGCGAACCCTTTAATTTCACCTTGACCGGATGCGACTATCTTATTGAAAATCTGCTGCTGTGACATTGTCTTATCGACAGTTATACCAAATCTAATCAACGCTCTCTGATTACCAGTAGTAATTCCTCGTACAAACTGATTCGTCACATCTGCAACAGATTGACCGGTTTTTGCTGCCCAATCCATAGCCACTGGGAGGAGCTGTTTAATCTGCTCAGAATTTAGTTTCCTGTTAGCCATCATCGCAGACGCTTGCGTTAAAGCATCCTTTGAATATCTTGTTTCCAGTGAGTAGGCTTCAGCAAGTTTGATTATCTCTTCTGCATGTTTACCTAATGCGAGATTTAACTGCATTGTCACTTGCAACTCTTCGTCGTATGCCTTTACAGCTTCCAGCGAAAAACTCACTACCTTTTCGAGTGCACCTTTAACTGCTTCAGCACTCAGAACTCCTTTAAATACCTCCCCAAATCCATTCTTTGCTTTCTTTCCAACTTCATCTACTGAATTACCAACCTTCTTGAGCAGTGTTTCAAATTCGCCCATCTTGGCTGAAAAATCTCTCATCGATGCTTCGACTGAAAACTTGATTACCGATTCATCGCCCATAAGTTACCCTTTCAACCAACGATTGAACTCTTCCTTGTCAGAATTTACACCAACTCTTGAAGCAATACCAGTCATTTTCATTTCATGTTCCATATTTTTATAAGCAGCGTCACATAATGCATTTATTTTACGAACACTATACCTTTCAACGACTGCTTCAAAATCATGCCCACGTGAAACCAATAACTCAACAGCCCTGATTAGTCCGACGCTCCCATTTTTATCGCTTTTGCAGCCATTACTATCAGGGCAAACCAGTTTTTTATAAAATCAATATTCTGTTTCAGTATCACCAAAACGATAGTGATCGCTATTTCTGGATTTATACCTTCAAGAGTTTCGTCGTCGATACCAAGACTAATCTTAAGTACCTCTGGGGTATATGGCATTATAACGAAAAATAATTTATCCGAATTGAGGATCTCAAATTCAGTTTTATCTGAACCTTCGATCTTTTTTGACGCATAGAAATCGCGGAACGACAATTTTCTTTTCTTGAAATCTTCAGAAATACGTTCCAGCACTGGAGAAAGCGTAGCACACTTTGTGATAGTCCACGGTCTAACAATGAATTCGCCTACCTTTTCTCCATCAAGAAGAATTTCAGTCTGCGAAGGTGTCTTAATTTCATCCATAAAGCCTCCGTTGTATATGTATCT